GGTATAACCTTCTAAACGAATGCCTGTGTTTGTTGTGCTTGCAGTAACTACGTTGCTACTGTTAACAGTATTAGTAGTAGCAGCCTTTGCTTGTGTTTGTACAGCAGTTGTTTTTTTAATCCAATATATCATCCGCTTATTGTATGCGTCTAGGTTTTCACCAGACTGAATAGCGGGAATAGGATTCATTTCGACTGTTTTAGTCGTATTAACGATAAAGGTATAGTCACCAATAGTAACTGCCCTAAAAGAATCTTTGGCGTTAGCGCCAGCGGGTATAGTGAAATAGGCTTTATAGCCAGAGGAAACTAAAGCACCTGTATTAATATTGTGTACGTACCAGTAACCGTTACCGGGCAGTTCAATATTATATTGCTCTAAACCAGTTCCCCTATCATAGGAATATACGAAAGCGGTATCGGCTAAGGTAGTGTACGATGAAGTTACGACACTAACTGGGTTACGTCTGATAACGCCACGAGCAATACTAGGTACACAATTCTCCATCTCCTCTACTTGTGTCTCGAATCTCGCCTCTGTAAATTGTTGCGATACTCCAGCGACAAGGTTGGGTATCGTATGTGTAATTAGATTGCTATTCCTATTAGCCATATACACCACCTTTTAAATAAATGTTCGTGTGTCGGCTAAGTTCTTTAGCCCGGATATTGTAATCCTGATATTGCATATGCTCACGTTGCATATTGACCAGAGCATCTTGCTCGTCAAGTTGTGTGAAGCTGGCAAGCTCTGTAGAACCAATTACTTTTTGTTGGAACTTACGAGCTGAGCGCATAGCAATGTAGTTGTATGCGTTTGGTGGAAGGTCTTCGTAATCAACGAGCCAAATAATATCACCAAACAATTCAGTAACATCTTCAAGCTGGAACGAAAAAGCTTCTTTATCGTAGACACGTTTACCACGCAGGGTATATCGTTTATCGTACATATCTACACGAAGCACGTTGCCAGGCAAAGTAATAAATTTATCAGTGGGAACAAAACGATAGTTGTAGTCAGTATTAAAGTACCATCCTCTTGACTGGGTTTCAATCATTGTCTCTTCAATCATTCGCCGAGCTACATCCCCGTCTTCCCCTGTTTGAATATCAGTAATTAATGTACCAGTAGGGTATGGCATTTCACCAATAGACAGTAGACAGTCGTTAATCATGTCCAGTTTTGTATTGGAGTACGTAGTACCGTCAGTAAATAAAATTGCCATGTTTAATCCTTAATGTAATAAACTTAAAAGGGGTATCCGAAGATACCCCCATAAACCTACTACTTAAGATTAAGCAGTAGTAACAATAGCCGCCAAGCCAGTGCCGTTCAAACCGCCCATGCCCAAAGCATAGTAGGAAGTCAGCAAGTAGCCCAGACGCTCTGGAATGTAGTTAGACTCAGACGTAACGTCCATAGCCTTGACAACACCGAACACATCTTTTGTAAAGACCAGAGCTTGCAGTTCGTATGCAGTACCAGTACCAGCGCCACCATCTTGGTCATACTGGAGAGCAGCAGGAAGGTTGTTCGTCCATGCAGTCTTCAAGCCAGCAATCATAGAGATTTTGCCAGTGTCGATACCACCGTTGTTGCTAGTCCAGTCAGCGTTCACACCACGGGTAGATTGTACCAAGTAGTAGTAGTTCTGTGGGTTAGTAACAACCATTGGCTCAGCCGTAACATCACGCTGGTTGAACAATGCACGAGCATCGAAGTAACCAGTAATAAGGGCGTTACCTTTGCCTTCAGCATCGGTGGCAGCATCCCAAGCGGTGTTGATGTTAATCACGCCGGGAGCAGATTGACCGGGACGAACGGTCCAGTTGTCTTCGTCAAACATGGCAACCATGCCAGCGAAGATAGCTTTGTCAATCTTAGTAGCAAGGGCTTCACCAGCTTGCTTTGCCAATTCACCACGAATTTCGTACTGAGCCAGTTTCTCGTCCAACTCGTCAACGAAGTGAGAGTAGTAGTAACGAGTAGATACAGTGATGGTGACTTCATCGTTAGCCAAAGTTTGGGTAGAGATTTCAGCACCAGGAGTGTGAGCAGCAACGTTAGAGTCGCTAGCTTTGCCAGTAACAATGTACTGAGCAGACTTACCGCCAGAGATGGTACGAGTAGAAACCATATCCAGAGCAATATTTTTAACGTCAAACGCCTTGAGAACTTCGCCCGTATAAAGAGTCAGGGCAGTGCTACGACTTGCGTCTTTGTTAATGTTAGTAGAACCGATAGCCATTTTAAAAAATCCTTGTAAATTTGTTTATATTTTTTGTACTTATCAAATTAAGTACGCTTTTTGTTTTGAAACATTTTGTTTGAGCTAAGTTCTCCTTCGTAGTACACCGTAGCATACCTCTTAGGGCTTAAGGGAGAGGGATAGAAAAGGAGAGAAAAACTACCCCCCTCGCTTAAGCCCTAAGTCAAAGAACGGTACTATCTCAGTACCATTTACTCATATCTGTTTTCAGCATTTTCTTTTCGACTTGCTTACGATAACCAGGGTCTTTGTCATACCTTGGGTCTTTTGCGTCTTTAAGATATTCTGACTTAGTGGCATAGCCCTCAACCCGTACAGACTGGGGTTGGTTTGTATGTAGAGTTACGTCTTGGGGAGGTGTAGCCGTAGTTACACTTTGTTTATACCCCATGAACAAACTAGACAATACAGCATCTTGAGTTTGTTTATTACCAGAAGCTAGTTGAATATTAATATTCTCTAACTGTTGCTCTGAGAAATTAGCGGAAGCCCAAGCGGAAACCTTCTTGAACTCTTCACGACCACCATACGGTGTTAGTACAGTTTCGACTTCTTTATCACGCTTGTAGTTGATGTATTCAATCTTCTCATCTACGAACGCTTTATTGTAGCCAAGCTCCTGTAGCTTTGCGTAAGAAGCCTCAGACAACCCACCGTTAGAATCGTACTCTTCAATAAATTGTACGAATGCTTCGCCGGGCACATCCTTGCTTCCCTCTGGTCTGCCCTCATCAAGCATCGGATTGACAAACGCTGAGTCATCAGCAGGGTCTTCCGAAGCAGGGTCTTCCTTACTAGGTTGCTTGTTCCGCATCTTCTCTAGCTCTGCGTAAGCTCGGGCAATCTCCTCAGCGGATTTCCCTTTGAACTTATCAGGCATTTCAAAGACATCTTCTGATGGCAATACATATTCTGCATCACCTTCTTCACCACTCAATGTAGCTTGAACCTCAGCCTCGTTTAGAACAGTTGACTTAACAACTTCTTCACTAGGTTGAATTGTTTCTTCTTGAACCGTGTTCTCCATTTTTTTAATCCTTCACTTTTTTGATTTAGCTGGCTTAGATTTCCCAGCTTTTGATAGCGCAATTGCCACGGCTTGCTTTTGAGGCTTACCGTGTTTCATCTCAGTTTTAATGTTAGCCTTAATTACTTTTTGGCTTGTACCTTTTTTGAGCGGCATTGGTAGCTCCTTTAGTTTTAGGAACAGGCTTCTTAGTTTCCACCTGTTCCTTCATAGCTCGTTGTTTGATAGTGTACTCGTGCATCTCTTTCAACGACTCGAACTTCATTGTCCTTGTCCTTGTTGTTTAGCCTGAATCTGAGCCATTTGATTTTGCTGTTCCATCTGCATCTGTTGCTGTTGCATCATCATCTGTTGCTCTTGCTCCATCTGCATCTGTTCTGGCGACTTTACAATGTCTTCAGGGTTCATGCCCAACGCACTAGCTACCTTAGAAATGTACTTACTTACATCCAAATATTTAGCTACAACCTCTGGACCAAGTTGACCAAGGGATTGCAATAAAGTATTCAGGTTCTGGAAGTCCTTCTCACGGCTAATAGCATTGATACCAGTGCTAATAGTAGGAGTAGTTACCTTCAGAGCTTTCGGCTCAATCTCGTTAAGCAGCAGTTTAAGCATAGGAAGTTGTAGGTCTTGAGCCAGTACACTGAACACACCACCAAGGGTAGCTTCCAGTTCATTGGCAACCATACGTACTTCACTAGCAGTCGTACGTTCACTATTACGAACTTGGCTAGAGAACACTAAGAAAGCCTTAGCCAATCTCTGCTCAAGAGCTTGCATCAATTCAAACGGTACACGTAGGTCCGCAGACTTGTTTACTTGCAGGGTAGTGATGTCTTTCTCCAAGTCGCCTAGGATAAAGTCACCGTTCTCTGCATTGTGTAAGTCTTCAATCTTGGTAGAGCTTGCGGGCTTAAGACCAAACACAGTCTTAGCCATGATGCCACCACCCTCGACAATCATCTTCGTCAGCCCCTCAAGGCTACGTAAGTCACCGAGGTACTGCTCAACCAAGCCACGACCATAGTCTTCGTTAACGATACTTGTCCAACGAAGGGGCAAGTAAGGAAGGCTATCTCGTGTGTAGTATTTGATTGTATTAGGAATTAATACACCCTCAACTTCTTGGTACACAAGATACTTGTTGGGGCTTTCGAGAAGAATAAGAGTATGAATACTCACATCTTTTGTCTCGCCTTTTTTACTGTTTGAGTCGCTTGCCTCTACAAGCTGTAGGACATCCTTTGGCAGTGTCTGTTTGGCAATCTTTTCAGCAATCGCCATACGAGTAACATTACCAGAGTAATCTCGCTCAACAACAAATTGGTAGGGGTTAAATACTTTAAGCCCGCTACCCTTTACTTTGTAAAGAAGTGTATTACCTGTAATAATAAGTAGTTTGATTGCTTCAAACAATGGTACACGCAACGCCTGAATATTAATCAGGGCATTGATGTCTTGCTCAAGCTTACTTAGTTCCTTGTCAAGAATATCTAGTTCTTGTTTACTAAGCCCAAACATATCCTTTTCGTTTGGCATAAGCCTAAAGAAATTCCCAGTAGGGGGCAACAAAGCCAGTAACAATTTACTAGCTAAGTTGTTTACACTACTCGGTCCTATGCTATTGTAAGGCGTATAGATAGCTGTTGACTCAGACATGGAGTCATCAGGGAAGACGTAGGGTAACGTCAACTCACTGCACTCTTGCCATGTCTGCTCTAAGCTACTACGATACTTTTCTAAATAGTTATAGACTTCTTTAGCACTACCATACTCTTCTTGAAGTTCGTGCTTTTTCATCTATAGCACCTTAGACTTTCAAACCAGTATCCGCAGTAGTTGCTGTACCAGCCGCTGCCGAAGCTCCTGAACTTGCCAATGGGTCGATACGAAGCTTAGAAGCACCTAGCTTCTTCTTACGTACTGCGCCACGCATATCTTTTTCTTGGACATCGCCAAGAGCCTGTGCGCCACCTTGTACCACACCGGGACCCTGAGTCACCTCAGAACGGCTAGCGTTTGCCGCTGCTTTAGCTTCTTCCTGAGCCTTCAGAACCTGTGCTTGTTGTTGAGCTGCCGCCTGTTTTTGCGCTTTTGGCTGGTCTACCGCAACCTCACCAATCGCCGCTCCTGTCAGCGCACCTGCCACACCAGCCGATAGACCAAGTGACGCACCAAACGTAGCTGGAGCCAAAGCAGCACCAATGACTGCACCCAAAATTTTACCTGTACTTCCACCCATAGTATTATCCTCTCACCATTCGTTTAATTTTATTTACTTTTAAGTTGTGGTCTTGTATCCCAATAAAAGAATATTTATTTTTAAGGAACTCCAACCCCCTGAGAAAAGAACGTCTGCCCTCTCTGGAACTGTCGTGCCAAGTATAACCAAATAGGTAGATGCCATCTACTTTATGTAGCATACCAAAGGAGTCTATCGTCCCGTTCTTATTGATATGTACGTAAGTGTGATGTTCTCTTTCAAACATCGCATCAGACTCTTCCTGCTTATACTCGCCCATAAGCTTCATCTTTTCTTCTATAAACCACCGTAGTGAATCGTCCACCTTAGTGGCTACGAACTCTACTTCCATTCCTCATTCCCCCCAACAATATTGTCAAGGTTGTCATTCAGTAATCGAAGTAGTTCGACCTTACCTTCTAGCCGTAGCTTGTCTCTTTCCGAGATAGCATCGTCTATTATCATCTTATCAGGATACAACCCATCTAGCATCTTAATTAAATCAATAGACTTACTTGGTATATTCATACTCTCTCCTTTAAGTATTTATATTATTATACTATTATATAAGTATATATTAATACTATAATAATATAATAAGGGGGTTCATCTACCCCCTATTTATACGTATACCGTAGACTTGACACATAGTACTACAAAATACAGTTTTATTAACCAGTTGTGTCACCAAAAGGATTATTTAAATGCTGCTGCTTTGGGCAGAATTGTGCTACATCACAGTAGTCACAAAGCCAAGTCTCACAGTCATGCTTAGGCGGTGTACTACCCATAGCCATTTCTAATTTATCGGAGATGTACCCCGAGATTTCAGACTTGGGGATGAGTTTAATTGGTACTTCGCTAACCTCTGGGAAGGCTTCACGCTTGCTGTGCCCCATAACCCACAGGTAAATGATTGCTGTATCCTCAATATCGAATAGCCCATCAAACAGCCAGCGGTAGATGCTTAGTTGTTTAATCTCTTTATCATTCTCTGGCATAGGGTGAGGCTCAGCCTTTGTACCAATGCCTAGGAACTTCTTGGCACTGTACACACCCTTAGTCTTATGGTCCCGAATCTGCCACTTGCCAGTGTCTTCTTTCCACAGCAACTCGTCAGCAGTCCCTCCAATGGTAGTACCTTTGTACTCCTTAATCATGCTGAACTCTTTGACAATGCCCGGCTCATTCCCTTTCTCACAGAACTCATGCCATGCACTACCGATAGCGGACTTAAAGCCTACCTGTTTAACCCCCTCGGGGGGAGGGGAGTTAACAGTAACCCATAGCTGGTAGTTAGGTTTACACAATGTAGACACACTAAATCGTGTGCCCTTGTCTAGGTACGTACTTTGTAGGAAACGTTGCTCAATAGTCTTCGTCATCGTCTTCCTCTTCAATCTCAATAATCTCTCGCAACAAACATTCTTCCATAAGTCGCTGGGTCAGTGCCAACAATTCGTCATCAGAGATGTCAAAGATTAACAGTTCAAATTCTTTATCAGTCATACTTCCATTCTCCTGTCATGCCCGCAACTGCGTAGTCTGTAACCTTTTTCTCAAAGAAGTTAGACAAGCTGCTTCCGTTAGTAATCTCATCCATCCAAGGCAAGGGGTTTTCCTTTACCTCGAAGTTAGGCTTTAGTCCTAGCTGGATAAGTCGTCTGTCTGCTATGTATTTAATATACGTTTTAACATCGTCTTTATTGAGTCGAGGCGGTTGGTAGTCTCCGAAAGCAAAATCAACAAACGCAGTTTCAAGCTCAACCAATTGCCGTGCCATACTATAGATACCCTTCTTGAAGTTGTCATTAACTTCCATAGGATTTTCTTTACACCACGTTCTAAATAGCCAAGCGTTTCCTTCAATATGTAGCGACTCATCCCGCAAACTCCACTCATTAATTGTACACATACCAGGGTATTTACCTACCCGCTCAAAGTTCTTAAGCATAATAAAGCTACCGAACAAAGAGATACCTTCCATCAAGATACCCTTTGCAAGGGACAGACCAAAGTTATCCTTATGTTCTTCGTCCCGCATATAGGCATCTTTGTCTGCTGTCTCCCGATGCTTAAGGAAGTCTGTGTAGTACTGGTCAGGGAAACCTAAGCTCTCGTTCAGGTGGGCATAGCCTTCCTGATGGATGTACTCACGAGCCATGAAGCTGGTGAGCATACCCCGAATCTCATTGTTCTTTACCTTATTAATCAGAGGGAGATAGCCAGAGGCTACGTCAAAATCTGATTGGGTAAAGATAGATAGAATGTTTTTAATAAATTCTTTCTCTTCAGGTGACGCTTTCTTATAATCCTCTACGTCTTTTGTCATCTCCACTTCTTTAACAATCCAATGAATATCTTCTGAAGCCAATCGGAAATCTTCCGCTGCCTGATATTGAAGAGGCTTGTACGTCTTACTGAAATCGCTAATCATTCTTATCCTTCACACGCTAAACATGAATCTAAACTACCTTGCACACCATCCTGCAAAGCATCCCGTTGTACCTTAACATTAACCTTCTCTACTTTCTGGCTTGATTCTGTACGTAAGTAGTACAGTCCCTTCAGTGGTCGGAAGTTATCCCGCTCATTGAAAGCCCTACGGTGTACCTCATTGACATACGCCTTGCTTGCACCTGACGGGAAGAAGATGTTGACTGATTGCCCTTGACAGATAAACTCCTGTCGTGCCCGAGCCTGTTCAACAACCCATCGCTGGTCCAGCTCAAACGCTGTCTTAAACACATCCTTAGTCTGGTCGTCCAGACAATCAAGGTGTTGTACGCTACCCTCTTGCTCCATAATAGAAGCCCAAATCTCAGGTGTATCTAGTCCCATCTGGGCTAGGTACTTCTTCAGTTCTGGGTTCTTAACCAAGTAACTACCTACCCGAGTCTTGTGGGTGTAGCAGTTAGATGCCCGTGGCTCAATCGAGGGGGACACGTTAAGAATAATAGAACTGTTTGCATTAGGTGCAATAGCCATTAGGTGTGTATTACGTACACCATAACCTACAGCATCAGGAGCCTCGCCTCGTGTCGTTGCCAACCGCATTGTTGCTGCCGTAGCCTGTGCCTTAATGCGCCCAAACATATATCGGTTGTGACTGATAGCCATTGAAGACTCCCAAGCCACGCCCTTGCTCTGCAAGTAGTCATGGAAACCCATAGCACCTAAGCCTAGTGAACGCTCTCGCTCTGCTGAGTATCGTGCTTTCTCCAGTGCATCAGGGGCGTGTTTGATAAAGTAGGTTAGTACGTTATCCAGCATTTCAATCAAGTCACCAACAAAGTATTCATGGTCAGCCCACTCATCAAAGGTAGCAAGGTTAACTGAACTCAGGCAACAAACACCAGTGCGTTTATTATCTGTAGGTAAATGAATCTCATTACACAAGTTGCTACCGTTAATCTTTAGTCCCCGTGAGCGGAGGGCGGGGTGCATACGTAGGTTAGCCTCATCCAAGTAGTTGATGTAGGGTTCGCCAGTGCGGAAGCGGGCAGCCAAAATCTCTTCCCACAATTCCCGTGCCTTGATTGTCTCAGTAATCTTACTGCTATGTGGGTCAATCAAATGCCAGTCCAAGTTGTTATCAACAGCAAAGATGAACGCCTTCGTAATGTTTACACCATGATGGAGGTTCAGGTTCTTACGGTTCAGGTCGCCTGTTGGTGTACGCATCTTGATGAACTCTACAATCTCAGGGTGGGAGATGTCCATGTACCCAGCGTAGCTTCCTCGGCGTGTCTTGCCTTGACGGTAAGCCAACATATCAGCATCGGTAGTGTGCATAAAACCAACAGCACCAGGGGTCTGGTCAGAAATGCTACGTACATCAGACCAATGACCACCAACACCACCGCCTTTAACAGACAGCCAACGAGTCTCTACAGTGTGGTCATTAAGCCCTTGAATGGAGTCGTCTACGTAGGTAGTAAAGCAACTGATAGGCAAGCCCTTGGGTGTCTCTCCTGCCAGCACAGCGTTGCTCAGGATAGGGCTACTGAACATGAACCAGTTCTTATCCAAGTACTCTTTCAGTCGGCTAGCGTGTGCGCCATTCGTACCAAAACAAGTACAAGCCCGCCAGAAGGCTTCGTCTACAGTCTCCCCCTCACGGCAGTAATGTTTCTGTAAAAGCTCTGTTGCAAAATCTGTCAATCCACTCATTTATATTCCTCCATAAGCATTTGCAAATAGTGCATAGCTTTATTTAAATCTTCAATTCCATTTTTCTTATCGTGGCGAACAATATATTTAATAATATTCCCCTCGATAAAACCCAGTTTGTTCTTTGTAATAAAGTCGATAGGCTGAATAGGTAACTTGTAATGGTCACCACCTACCTGTATGTCCTTTGCCTTCTTAAGGAAGGCGGGAGCCTCTTTAACTTTACATTTTTCTTCGAGACTATCTGCTCGTTCCTTATACCATTTAAGGATTTCCTCATCACTAGAGTACGCACCTACCTCATCAAAGTATTG